GCGCATTACTGTAGAGGTCGTGCATGACCTTTGAGTGCATCACCCAGCAGACGATGTTTTGCGAATGGTCGCCAAACTTTGCAAGGGCTTTATTCAAGCCATCAAAAGTCAAAGCAGATGCCGAAGCGTCATATTGAATGTTTACATTCCCATTACACGCAGCAGCAACGCATCGAACGGCTGTATTCAACTGATCTTTGATGATGCCTGGTGCTAATTGCTCACCAAAAATCATCCCCTGCATCTGTGGGTCTTGTGCAATGTAGCTCATTTGCTGTTGTTCAACTTTAACAGGAGAAGTGCCCGCGCCAACTTTCACAGTGTTCTCTTGTCGCTGCGTCAATGGGACGGGTGTCAACGCCCCAGAACCAAAGGCGTCGCGCCGTCGTATGAGATTTCCGATGGCTGCAAATGATGCTTTTTGTTTAATGTTACCTACACTCTGAGCCGCAACCAGCCGAATGGCTCCTGAGCTGGCCTCGTTAAATTTGTTTACTTTCTGATCGACTGTTTCAGTCATTGCCAGATATGCGAAGTCTTCAAATACTTTTACGTTTGGAGATAATGCCATTTTGATTCCTTGATGAATAAAAGTTGTAACCGCTGACTCTTTTTATATTGAATTCGCCTTATTTTGCAAAAAAGCGAGCCTATCCTTATCGCTTGCGTTGTCATCCCATAAACCCTTCGGGTTGCCTGGGCCGCCACTTGTACCGCTTCCACTCTTATCCGTACCTTGAAAAGCAACGCCAAAAGTAGAGCTGTTACGCATTTCACCGACTAGATCCTCAATGCTCATATTGGTATTCGCATCCTTAATGCGTGCGACACCGTCGGCATTGATTACTTCAACGACAAACCGCCCTTTTTCAACCTCCCGCGTACGCGTTTGATTGAGCACATGAGGGAGAAGCAAATCGGTGTTTCCTTTGGCTACTGCGATTGCTTGTATGGCGACTTGCTTGCGCAGGGTCTCATCCACAACAGATCTGTATGTGTTTTTATCACTTTCTAGTTCGCTGTATCTTTGCTCCCACTGCTGATTCAATTGTTGAACTCTGGCCTCTGCGATTTTTTCCGCATCCGTGCTGCCGCTTTTTGCTAATTGATCAAACTTAGCTAATTTCTCTCGCACTTCTTTTGCGTCTAAGCCTTTAAATGACTGGGCCGCAGACTTAAGGGATTCGCGCTCGGCTTTTACGTTCTCTAACGAGCTTTTAAGGCCGCGCACATCCTCCAATGCATAACCATTCACACTTTCTACATCCAACACGTAAACGGGCTTTCCGTTAATTTCCAATTGCTTGTAGAAGTCTTTATGGTCAATGCCATCCAATGATTCAACAATTGCTTTAAGTGACATTTTTATTTCCTATCAGGAGTTACCGGCTCCCCCGGCAGTGGGTGAGGCATCGCCTCGTTTCCCCCTTGCGTCGCAAGGGTGCTTAAAAAACTTCTTTTGCTTAATTCAGCAAGAAGAGTATTCGAGTCAATTGCGCCAGCAGTAAACGCCGCAATCAACTGAGAGACCTCTTTCATAGTCGAATCCGAAAGTCCAAAGTCCGTATCAATACTGACCTCGATCTCAGTATTGCTATCCAGCCATGCCGCCATTTGCCGCAGCATCTCTTCCATTTTTTCTTCGAGGATCAGAGACCAAGCTCTTATTGCTGTATGGGCCTTGCTGGCCTGTATCTCTCCTACAAGAGCCGCAATGTTGCCGGACTGTGGGATCAGTGGCTGCAATCCAAGTATTTGTATTTCTCGCTCAATCGCATTCACTCTGTTTTGCAGTGATGTATAACTAGCCCCTGATGGCTCTAGAATTTCCCAGCGGCCAGCAGGTGCAAAAAGAACGGTTCCAGGCCCAGAAGGAATAGGCCCTTGCGGATCATTCATGCCTTGTCCGGCAAGCATTGGGTAGGCAGTCATATCCAAGTTGGCCCTTAGGCCGACCGAAACTTGATAGTGCTCTATCTGCTTATGAGCACAATCAATCATTGGTGATACAGGTCGCCGATCATGCAACTCAACGCCCAAAACCAGGCGAGTGACAGGAACAAATGGAACCCCAGTTTCTATAGGAATCCCACCGACGAGCACCCACACCCCTTGCGTATCTTTTTCGTATACAGATATCAACCCAGGCTCATAGACCTTTATCTGCGCAATAGTTTGTTTTTTGAAACCACTGACCTCGCAACGACTTGTTGCTACTCTGAAATAGTTGCATACACCATCATCTTCTCGGTAATCAAAAATAGACAGAGGGTTAACTAGTCGAAGGAATGGCCGTATATTCTTTTCACGCACTTCCGCCAAAGTTACTTCGCGGTTTGTTCGTGGGAAATCACAAACAACAAAACACTCACCGTATCCAATTCCTGCCATAAATGCATCTTTTGAGAACTCAGCAAAAGATACTTTACTGCGCGTTACATCCTCAAGGTATAGATTATCGGCACCTTTTATCGAAATATTACGAGTAAATGGCCGCGACGAGATATTTCGCAGCGCATCCATAAAGAAATTGGACAGCACAGCACATGAAAGCCTATTCTTATAGCTTACCGGCGGCTCACCTTCATGTGCTGGCAAGTATCTCTTGCCGGCCTTACGAATAGCAGGAGTACCGCCGTAAAGAGTCTGAACCAAATGGTAATCATCAACTGTCGCTTCAAAATCGTAGGCACGATTGTCAATGCCGGACGTATCCAATTCCATGCCTCCCAAACGATGGTGTATTACTTTTTATGCGCGGGCTCAATCCATACCTCAGACTATCCGAATAATGGTTGTTTTTATCTGAAACAACTTTTGTCACATTCTGATTAGAGTCAACTTTAAAACTGTAGGCCCGCAATTCACCCAGCGTGTCACTTTGGCACTCCGGGTGTACAACGATCTCATCGAATGATTGAAGAAAGACAACCCCATCCTCAACGCTACCCTTTCCTTTTTCAACCGGCCGAATCAGAGGTATTTCACGACCTACGTGTGAGATCGTTTCTGGACGCGCAGAGTCCGCATAAGAGACGTATTTCTTTAAATTAGGCACTCTCTCAATAAGCCATCTGCCTGTATCAGAAAGCTCTAATTTAGTCCTACCTGCGGCTCTACGTATAAATAATGAGTTGCCTTTTATATACGACTCAGTGACGGCAGTAGGGTCTTGCGAGTAGCCCCAATCAATTCCTAAGAACGGGCCATCAAAACCATCCACATTCTCATCAAACGCATAACCCTTGAGCCTTCTACCAAGAATAGATGCCTCACTGGCAGACCAGTATTGGCCCTCGAAAACCCATAAGTACTGTTCGTAGTCTTTACTTTTTAATTGTTCAGCATCTAGTTTTAGTTCTTCTGGACACCAAGGGTTATCTAAATAGTTTGTATGCCTCGTGACGCACCCAAGTTTATGACCTTCGTTCTCTCGCCGAAAGCTCTCTATTGGAGCATCTTCGAGCTCAGGGTTGTAGCTAAAAATGATGCGCGAGCCCTTTTTCCGTATAGTTGGAGTCGCTTTTCGAAGCGTGGCCAATGTAGCCGCACCGGCTTCTTCCCACCACAAAACATCAGCACCCTCTAGCGACATGAAACTATCCGGGTTTCGTTCCAGTCCCTTAAAAACACAGAGGCTTCCAGTGTCCGCTTCAATTTCATCTCGTTTTATCTCAAAACGATGATACAAACCCATAAACTCAATTGCGTCCTGTATTGCCTTTTTATTGGATGAGTTTATACTATTTTGAAAACTGCGCGCCGCGACAAGGTAAACCTTCTTTTCAAGCATCCAATCAACAAAGCATTTAGCAATACTCGTCGTCCGCATCCCGCCACGACCGCCCTTGAAGAAATTGTATCTAGCCCCGTACTCTTCATGATTCGGGTCTATTAGATGGTGGAATGCTTTATGCAGAGACGCTTTCTGCATCCGCAAAAACAGATCATGATGATTGGCTCTTGTGTACTCTCTGATCTGATTTTTCGCATCCCTTTGTCTAAGGGTTAGGGTCATACCCTTCATCCGGTACACCCAAAGCAGCAATGGCGGCGGCGATTTGTTCAGGTGTTGCACCTGGGCCAATTACGATACCGGTTTGCTTAGGAAATAAACTCCTTCCTCCCGGGGCAGACATCTCTACAGATCGCTGCTCTCTGTACTCTTCTGGGAATCGGCAGGACATTATCTTTCCCCACAACCCAGAATTGAAGCCAGCCATATCCAGGCCAAACAAACCTTTGCGCTCTAGAAAGGCTTGGGATTCGTCTCTCGCGCGTATAATTGCGTCGTTAAACTCTTTATGGATATCAACCCATTCATATAGAGTCTGTCTAGCAAAACCCAAATCTGCCGCAATCATGGCGTGCGTGAATCCTTGTTTACCAAGCTCGACCACACGCGCACAATACTCGTCTTTATACAAAGTAGGCCTACCACCTTCGTTACCCACGGCAAACTTGTTTCCGATTGGTGCGCCCCGCTTTCTTTGAGGCTTTACTTCAGCCTCTTTCTGTTCTGCTTTACTCATTTATTGATCAAGACATACTCGCAGATCGAAGGCCGGCCTTATGCACTGCCATCCCTGATTTCCCTGCGCGTATGGCAGAATTAGCCCCCTTTGTATATGCTTTTTGCGCAGCATTACCACCCCCGTTTTGCCGGTAGTATGCTGTTGCATTTCTTGCTGCCCCAGCTGTACTTGCTGAAATCCCTCTCATAATTACTCCTTTTGTTATTCATTTATCTACTAACGAGCCATGTCGGTGCACTTTTTATCCAATACACCAGTCTTGTACTTACCCGACCTAGGAGGGAGCTCAATATTGAGCTCCCTTGCTAGAGCAAGGCCGTCGATAAACATCCCACCACTTTCAATGCCAATGGCCTTTTCAAAGGCGATTGCCTGCTCAGCAGTTTGAAAATAAACGGCTCTGTAAAAATCTGTCTGATTTGCAAGCTCATTAGCTTCCGCTTGCTGTTGGCGTAAGCCACGCATCATCTTTATGTGGTCTCGCCGTGCATTTTCTTCCGGGTTGTCTGTTTCCTCATTGCCGAGCTCTGATTCGGGTAGCTTGTGAGGTATTAAAGGTTTCAGCTCACTAATTTGCCGCAATGGCTTTAATGAATTCATAACTTCAAACTCCTCTCGTACCTCAAAACCTCACACTCAGCAAGCGGGAACCACTCCAATATCCGCGCATAGTCTCTCGGGAAATGTTGCTTTATTGGGAGTAAATACCTAATCTGAAGGCCATCGAAACTGTCTTTAAAGTATCGGTAATCAGTTGGTAGCTTCCAGTCAGCACGTTTGATCTTGTCTAGTACGTCTTGTTTGGTGTAGTGCGCTATCGGGTAGTACTTTTTTAGACTGTGGGTCACAAGGCCATTTCTTGCAAGTGCTGTTCGCCGCTGAATAGAATCAGCATATTTTAAACCAATGCCTGTATATACAACAGAAGGGTCTAAGCCTTCACACTTACAAACTGCATGATGTATTTCTTGGTGACTATGGTTTGGCAAACCCCATCCCCAAATCAGACGGTGCCGCTCCTCTACGGGAGGCTGATAGATCAAATCGTTCAGCATTGCGTAAAATCTTGGTTGAGGGAGGCGAATTATTCTTCTACCTATTTTATTCTCGTAATAAGACAAATTAACCTCAACAAACTCTAGCCCAGGCACGCCTTCCAGGTAAAAAGGGACAACCTTCTCAAAATGCTCACAAACCTCTAGATATGTTGCAAGCGAGTCCTTCCCCATAGAGAAGGAAACCAAGGTAACTGGGCTATTTGGCAACTCAGAATAATCAAAAGCCATTGTTTCTTAAGAAAAAAATACGGATTTACAAAAAGTTTTCGATTAAACCTTGTTACGGCGCAGTATTTACGTTATAGTTCAAGCATTGGTTCAGCGAATGAACCGACCGACTGGACGGTTTCCAAGTTCCTTGAAGGAGCACAACATGTCAACAACAAATCTTAAATTCGGAACAGTCAAACTGTACTTTACAACGATGCGTCAAGCACTAAAAAATAGTGCAAACCAATCATGTACTCGCGGAATGGTTTACAAATGCGGACGAGTTAAAACATGGATCGCTCAAATTGAGCGGATTAATCCTTACGAGACTGCAGAGCAGGCTGCAAAGCGTATTGCTACAGTCCGGATGGACTAGATTCCGTCAAAACATAAAACCATCTACAAAAAACGCAGGGGCATTCTGCTGAAAATTCAATCAGGCCAAGAAGTTTGAGCAATTTTTAAGCTATGAACTCTCAGCAAAAATGGTATTCAAAAGTACCACTAATGCCCTATTGGGTACACCCAAAAAATCCTTACAAGAGCGAAATTTTGCGAAGATATAGGGTTCTTTGGTTGATTGATAACAACCTCTACAAAGAGCTCCCACAAACAATTAATTGGCATAATTATATTAATTACCTAGGTATTGTTGGCGAAAACCGGGATGGCACAAAATTTGTGACCGATGCGGGCCGGAAAGCCTTTTTGAAGAGAGAATCTGATGGGCCAAATGACTTTGGAGACCAAAATGAAGCAAGCCTCTTATTATTTAAAACATGCTCAAGACAAGCTTGAGTTAACATGCGATGGAATGTCTATATTACTTGGAGTCAGTCCTAGAACATATGACAACTGGTTGGCTGGCTCAAGTATGCCAAAAGCAGCAAAAATCCTTCTGTCTCATTATATTTCCGGCAATATACCTTTGCCAGAAATCGAAAAAAGAAAAAGAAAACCCCGCCCTAGGCAGCTAGCGCGGGGTGATAATTCTTGATTGGTTACTGTGAAGTCAGTTTCTCCCAACGGACATATTCTATGTGTTTTTTGAGTTTTTGAGTATCAGTCTTCACTTATAATATCTTTTTTCATTAAAAATCAACAGTTAAGCGACCCATATTGAGCGTGCAGGACGGTTCTTGCTGGTGAGTAAAATAGTAATTTAATACAAATGGGTTGCGACTACGTAGCCAGAGTTTGGCTCCTGGTACTACAGGGGCCCTTCTGCTTTCTGGCTTCAGGCGGATGAATGCTGCCATCTTTAGCTATGCAAAAGAACGTAGGCCCCTGGGCTAAGACACGCCACTCATATCCAAGTTCAGCATCTACCATGAACTGAATTCGTTTCCTATCAAGAAACTCTTTGATGGTTCCAGATTCAACTGCTTTTATTATTAATTTTGGGTCGTTTGTAAATCCGACTCCAAAGATAACCGCTCCAACTATTTCTTTCATGTAATTTATAAATATAAAAAGCCGCTAAGATTGCGCATTGTGAAGAGGCGTGGCGGCTGTGTTAGGCTAGTTTTACGGGTTATGAAACACTTTTTGAACTAATTTTGCGTCAAGGTTATTTTCAACCCGTCCTATTATCCAATCGGTCAGTGTTTTACCCTCCCTTTGGGAGATCTTTACCCATCTTGTCTTTAATTCTTTTGGGACATTGTTTAAATGAATGTCCGCCAGGCCGGTTTCCCTCACACGACCTCATCAAATAACACAGCAGATGGTGAGTGACAACTATACATTGCCTGTGAGCAAATGCTTTTAGCCTTGGCGAGAGCGTCTTCCTGGTTTTCAAACAAGACCGGTGTATTGTTTGTGTGTTTATATGTTTGTGTGTAGTCTTTTTTTCCAGGGTTGTTTCTAACCCATTGTGCTATATATTTTGTCATGATTGTGCTCCTGTCAGGAATCGAGAAACCGTCTCGGCGGTCGGTTCATTCACTGAACCAATGCCTGGACTATAACACATAAAAAACATATGTCAAATGTTTTTGAAACATTTTTGATGGTATTTCGCTTGAAAAACCACGTTT